TTTTGTTTATTACAAAATGCCTTCGTTAGAGTTATCTGATGCTGGCTATCTAGGTAATTACATTAGAGATATCGAAATATCAATGTTTATAGAGGGCGCGGCAGGTCTTGCAATGATTTGTGTATTGGCGGATAAACTATCTAAGTGGCACTCATTAATACTCGTTTTTGCTGTTATATGCCATACTATGGTATATTGTTATTATCAAGGGGATCCTAAATGGATTTTAACTATCGCTTATGGTTTCCATGCTTTTTATGACGAGTTAATAATACTTGTCGGAGTACTTCAAATGGCGGTTTCTTATAATGGATTTATTAAATCTCGTGATAATGCACTTCGGAAATTACAAAGTACTGTACGCTTGCTTGGGTTTTGTTACAACTATATGCGCAAGAATTTATTTTCAAGAAAAAAGAGAGAGGCTAAAACGTGAACGAGACAGTAACGAAGGCTTTCTCAGATGGAGCAGTGATACTGACAACAAGTACAGGCGCTCTAACCGTAATTCTTGATTGGGCGGGAAGTAATGCAGCTGGTATAGGGGCGATAAGTACTTTATTCTTCGGGTTTGTATATGTTATTTTTCAGTGGTTAGCGTATAAAAAGCTGACACTAGCGGATAAGAACGAAAGAGATGTAAAGCTACTAAAAGATAAAATGGATATCATGCTAGGTATATTAGAAAGACCTAATAGCCAAAATAATGACAAAGACAAGGGGTGATATATGCCGCATAACGCAAGAGGCCAACGAGCAAAGTCTAGTAAGAAGAAAACCGAAAAGAAAAAGAAGAACGAAAAGAAAAAGTCTAAGTAATAATTAAGCCCGTTTTGCGGGTTTTTTCGCATGTGGTATACTGTAAATCAAATAAGGCATTTATAAGGCATTTAATGGCTAACGACACACCAAACAAGACCACCTTAAAGAAAGGCGACAATTTACCACCAAGAGGCAAGGCAAAGAAAACATTAATGCTTGACGCTATCAGGTCTGTATGTGGTGATGAAGGTGAGTTTTTACAAAAGGTTATATCTTTAGGACTTGGCGATGGGAAAGAGCTACCTGCAAACCCTGCCTTACTTACGCTAGTAATGAACAGGATAGAGCCACCATTAAAATCTATATCCCCAATGGTTAACTTTGAATTCGACCCAGATGCCAAACCCCACGAACAAGCAAACCAAGTATTGAAGGCTGTAGCTAACAGTCAAATCGCTCCTGATATTGGTCAAATGTTTGTGGCTAGTATTAAATCAATGATTGACATAGAGGAATACACAGACTTAAAAGAGCGCATAGAAAAACTAGAGAAAGCACTACAAGGTGAGTCTTAATGGATATATTAATTTATACATTGATTGGCGCATTGATTGGCGCGTCGTTAGGGTCTTTGTTAGCAAATATTGCTATCGAGTATAATAAAGATACCAGAATATATAAGTACGAGTACAAGGAGTTGGGTTCTATAGAATGGGTGGCATGCAAAGAGTGGGATATGTGCAGCTACATTTTAGACAAGAAGTATGAGACTAGGTCGTTTAAGGAATGAATCTTAGTAAAAGGTTAGACATGCTTGAGCCTCAAATATTAGCGCAAGCTGGTATGCTTGAACATTCAGTATATGGAATAGTTGACCGGGTAGACAAAATAGATGGCGAGTTGGTTCCTAATATTATTCGCACATGGAAAGGCACTATAGGCAATATGGAACCTAGCGAAGAGGTAGCAACCATCCTATTGATTGAAAAGCTTGAACCGATGATACTTAAACACAAAAAGTATAAGTGTATGTTTGGCTCAAGGGGTGGCACTAAATCAAGAATGGCTCAAGACGTAACGGCGGGCGAAGTAAATAGTCAAGGCTCAAAAGTATTTGTATTACGTGAGCGAATGAAAGCTTTAAAAGAATCTATCTATGCTGGTATAGAAAAGAGCATCAAAGATTTAAGCTTAGCTGGATTTAGAAGCGTTCCTTCTCACTGGGAGATAAGGCACAAGACAGGCGGTAAGTTTACGTTTGGTGGCATGCAAAACATTATTGATATGAAAGGCACCTCAAACTATAAAATATTCTTAATGGAAGAAGCTGCAAAGACTAAACAAAATACTATTGATACATTAGGTCCAACATTAAGAGATACTCCCGGTGCTGAGTTATGGTGGTTGTGGAATCCTGAATCAAGCCAAGACCCAATGAGTAAAGAATTTATCAATCCTTACAGAGCAGACTTGGACAAGCAGGGTTACTTTGAAGATGAGCACCATTTAATTATTAAAGTTAGTCATATTGATAACCCTTGGTTTAAGTGGGACGAGTCATTAAGTCAAGAATTAGCTAAAGACAAGAAAAAGGTTGAGAATGGTATTATGTCAAAATCAAGATTCGGTTGGATATGGGGCGATAAGTTTAACGATGATATTGACTCTTCTGTAATAACGGAAGATTGGTTTAACGCCTGTATAGATGCTCACAAGGTATTAGGGTTTGAACCATTAGGTGCTAAGGTTGCAGCTTGTGACCCTTCTGATACTGGTAATGATCCTTGTGGTTATGCAGCTAGGCAGGGTGTAGTTTTTACTGACATTACAGAGATAGAAGCGGCAGATGGTAACCGTAAGATGGATGAAGCATGTAAACGCGCTATCATGTACGGTGTGGACTCGTTCGGTTATGATGCTGATGGACTAGGTGCAACGCTTAGAGATAACGTAAGTAAGGCGTTTAAAGGTAAGCCAACTAACATCTATGCTTACAAGGGATCAAGTAAAATACACGATCCAAACGCTCAATTTAAAAGTGAAACAACCAGCCTGTCTCAGCGTAACGAACAACTAAAGAATAAAGATGTACTCAGCAATAAGAAAGCACAGAATATAATCGGTACTGCTGAAAGAATATTTAGAACGTATGAGGCTGTCGCATTAAAGAAGTATCACGACCCTGACACATTGATATCATTTTGCTCAGAGTCCATTGATAAAGATATGCTAGAGAAGCTTAAAGCAGAAGCATGTAAGACGCCTATTAAAGCTGGTGATACAATTAAGTTCTACACTAAAGAAGAATTAAGAAAGGGCATTGCTATGCCAGACGGTAGCAGAGTTTCCATTCCATCACCTAACCTATTTGATGCGGTGGTGGTTTCATTAGATAAAGCTAGTATAATAGAGAAAATCAAACGTAAAACATTAAACTTCGACTCTATTTATTAACAAGGAAAAGAAAATGGCAATAGATATAGATTTCAGCAAACACAGTAACGTCCTTGTAATGATTAGTGAGGCACAAGACGCTAACACCGATATGCGCCAAGGCGTTCGTGATGCTAAATTGTTTTTAAATAAGCGCGATGGTCAATGGGACCCGTATGCAGTCGAAAAATTAAAAGGCCGATTCCGTGGCACGTTTGATATGTGTACACCTATTGTTGACCAGATATCAGGAGAGATAGACCAATCTGACTTTAGTCTAAATGTATCTCCTGCTGGTGGTGAATCATCAATGGAAACGGCTAAGATATATAACGGGCTTATTCGTAACATTAAAAACATATCTAACTTTGAGCAAGTATCTAATGCGGCATCACGATCTAATGTTATAGGTGGTTTTGATGTTGTTGAAGTTGTTCAGGATTGGGTTGATGGCAATACAATGGATCAAGACCTATTAATTAACTATGTCCCTAATGCGGTTGATTCAATATGGTTTGATTTAGGCTCAGTTAAACAGGATGCTAGTGATTCAAGATGGGGAGTTAAACTAATCTCTGTCCCTGCGGCGGAATATAAAGAGAACCATCCAGACGGTAAAGGTCAGAGCGTAGGGGACGATAGGCATTCACAAGCTTTTTTTAACAAGGCTGATGCTGTGGTTATTGGTCAGTTATATTACAAAAAGAAAGTTGATATTGAATTAGTTGAAATGACAAACGGTGCAGTATATGAAGTCGATGATGATTTCGACAAGGTTAAAGATGAATTAGCTCAAGCTGGCATTGTTATTCAATTAAAGAATGACGGAGAAGAAAAGCGCAGAACTAGAAAGTCATGGCGTGTACATTCTCGCATGTTTGACGGTGGTGACTGGTTAGAAGATGAAAAGGAGACGGTATTCGATAGCATTCCACTTATCCCTATTTACGGAAACTTTGACGTATTTGAAAACAAGTTAATATACTTTGGTAAGATTGAGAAGTTATATGATGCTCAGCGCGTATTAAACTATGCTACTAGCCGTGATGTAGAGGACGGCGCATTGTCTCCTAAGAAGAAGTATTGGGGAACCAGTGAGCAAATAGAAGGGTACGAGTCTAGTATTCAAACACTTAACACTAACAACGAAGCATTACAGCAATATAATCATGTTGATGGTGTGCCACCTCCATTTATGCAGGGTGGTGTTGAAGCTTCAAGCGGATTGCAGACTACTATTGCCAACACTCAGCAAATGATTTCAGCTAGTGCTAATAGCTTTCAAGCTCTACAAGGTAACGCAGGACCGCAACAGAGTGGTATTGCTGGCAGTCAACAGATAGAGCAAGGTAATACAGGTTCGATTAAATGGTTCGAGTCTAAAAAGATAATGGAGTGTCAAGTGGGTAAGGTTTTACTTCCTGCTATCCCTCGTGTTTATGACTCTAAAAGACAGGTTAGAATACTAGAGGAAGATGGTACCAGTTCGATGGTTACATTAAACGATAAAATATTTGACGGGCAAACAGAAACAAACGTTGAGCTTAATGACTTATCTAAAGGTTTGTATGATGTTATCTGTGATTTTGGTCCAGCATTCAATAGCCAGCAAAAAGAAACCATTCAAGCATTTTTAGATATGGCAGCAATTGACCCTAGCTTCTTGCAGCAGGGTAAAGATATCATGCTTAAACAAATGGCTATACCGGGCATGGATCAAATGGCTGAACGCGCCAGAGTTCAAATGTTTAACAATGGTGAGATACCTGAGGCTCAATGGACTGACGAAGAAAAGCAGCAGGTAGCAGAGCAACAAGCACAAGCTCAGCAACAGCCACCACAAGAAGATCCGAATCTTTTATTTGCTCAGGCTGAAATGGTTAAAGGTCAAGCCGATCAACTCAATGCCCAGAACAAACAGGCTGAGATACAAGGCAATCAACAATTAAAGTCTCAAGAGCTACAAATCAAAATGGCTCAGGTTCAATTACAACAGCAACAGTTTGAACGAGAGGGTAACGCTAAGTTTAATGTAGAAGCTGCCAAGATTGACCAAGGACAGCAAACGATAGACCAAAAGAATCAACAGATGGTTATTAACGCTCAGCAGAATCAAGAGAAGATTGATTTATCAGCACAAGACCAGCGCTTTAATCAAATAGCTGAAACTCAAAAGGCACAACAAGAAGTTAGTGCGGCTATACTCGCTGAACTCAAGACTAATGCAGAGGTGTTTAAGTTAATACGTGAAGGTATGGGGGCAGATGTATTTACAGGGCCGGGCATTGTTGAAGCTGGAATCAAACAGGCTCAAGTTATTCAGGAGTCACAAGGAGATACTGGCGCTCCTGATATAGATGATATAGTAGAGTAAAAGGTAAAGCCCTTTAATTAGGGCTTATCTAAATTGACCTTGACCTATACTAGAGCCTTGCCCACCCGTAGCACCAAGACCACTTTGACCTTGCATGTTGCCAGAGCAGCCAGTACCACCTAGCATACCAAGAAATTGCATGTTAGCTGCATTGGTATTTCTTTGTGCAGCTAAGTTAGCTAGGCTAGCAGCCACTGCATGTTGTTGTATATGTATAGCTTGTTGTGTGCTTCTAATTCCGTACCTAGGGTTTAAGTCAATCTTAAACCGTTTAACTCCATCACTATAAACTTTAACTCTAGGCTTCTTAGCATAACAACTAATAAACCTTTTCTTTGTGGCATTAAAGAATTTCAACTGTTCGTCTAATCTATTCCTCTTCTCCCAATTAAACATAACTACCTCCAACTAGCATTAGTACCGCATGAATTATTAGTAAACTTAGGCGCTGATAAACACCTAGCTGCTAACCCTTTACAGTTGCAGTTAACTAATGTTTCATCATCTTTCGCTAATCGCTCGAATACTTCTTTGCTTTCTGAACAACGGAAATTCCTAATCTTCTTCATCTTTTAATAACCCCTCTATTTCTTTTTCAAGTAGAATTAACCTATCTTTTTTTGAAAACTCAGGCTCGTTCCTCTTAGTTACTTTGTAATCAATAACTTTCTTTGTACCTATTGGGACTGCACCATCCATTAAGCTTCCGTCATAGTTACGCCACTGATTGCTATAATAAGGCACTGTAACCTCAGCCTCTTTAATCTCATAACCACTAGCCTCTATAAAGGCTCTTAATAGTTTATCGTTATTCATAATTTAACCTCTATCTCGAAGTATTTCACATATTAAATTAGCATCTTCAATGCTAAAGCATTCACATACGCATTCGTAATCTATCGGGTCGCGCTCCATATTCACATCGTCACAATGATATTTAGGCTTACTCATATCTAGGACGCTCGCCTCAAAGCAACAATGACCACTATGTGAACCTTCTACTACTTTATAATTACCTATCATCTATCCTTCCTCAACATAAAGTTACGACCATCTGAACAAGTAAACTGATAGTAAAACTTAGTCTCAATATAAGATTGAAGTCTATCACCCTCACAAAATCCATGCTTCTGCATATTAGATAGCTCTACTTGCTGCATAATGTTAATTGCTTTTACATCATACTTTTGTGCTCGAGTTAGTTGGCTTGATGAACAAGCTGTAATTGATAATGCTATTGATATTGCGATTAATTTATTCATTGTCTTTCCCCTTGTCTAAGTGAGCTAGTAACTCTTCTTCATTAGCGCCAGCATTTACAGCAGCCGCAGCGACATTCATTAATGCAGTTTGTGCATCCTCTACAGTTACAAACTCTTTATCATGTAGTAATGCGTTCTTGTTTATTTGTTTGCGCGTGTATTTATTCATCGTCCGCACCTCTAAGGTCTGGTTTTGCTTTCTCTTTAGCTATAGCATTGACTAATTCTTTATTTAATTCGTCTTTGCTTTTATAGTGACTGGTAGACATTGATCCACTATATGTATTTACCCATAACTCAATGCCATACTGCTCATACATACTCGTCTTAACGCCATCAATAATAACTTTATTGTAAGCCTCATCTGCTGCTTTACTTGCCGACACTTCAATATCTTCATCAAAATACATCACTCAACCTCCTCTAACTCAGCACAGATTGGATCGCCAGATTCAGAATCAAATATAATAGTGATTATTCCAAGTCCTTCAATTGGTGCCATAGTTACTTTTGTGTGAAATCCTTTAACATAATCAACCTTTGGTGCGTTTAATAGCTTATCAATTAAGTTAAGTCTGTATATGGCGTTTGCCGCGTAATCAATGTAAGTCATAACTAAAGGGTGAATGCTATTGTGAACCTTTATGCTCTCTGTTTTGGTTGGTGTTTCTACGGCACCATTAGGCTTAGCCCTTTTAAACTTACCGAAAAATATCTTTAATATATCCATCACTCAACCCCTTTTAACTCTAACCCGCGACACATACATAATAACTGTGATTTCATTCTAGGATTGTTACATCGTCTATTGTAAGTGCTGTAGAGTAAACCCCAATACTCACAAGCCTCGTCAACAGTCCAGCCGCGAGAACGTATAACTCTTGTAAAATTATGTATCATTGAATTGACCCTTTAATAAATTAAATAAAACCCTTTGCTCGTCAACTGAATATTTATGCAGCGATTCATTTAAACGTGCCTTATCGTCTTTCTTGTGTGACTTCCACCAACCAACAATATCAATTAAGCCATGTCTACTTGCGCTTGCAATAACGCTCTCTACTACATTTCTTTGCTCAAGCTCGTTAAGGATTGCACACATAGCAGCATCTACTTGCGCTGAATAATCTTTGTATTCATCTAGTGCTTTATTTAGGCCGTCAACCTCTGGTTGTAATTTATCTACATAAACAACTCTTGGTTCGTGGCTTCTTGAATCGTAACATGGCATATATCTTACCTCGTAAATAGTAGCTATAACCCCTCGTTATCGCCTATCTATAGTCAGCATAGCAAAAGACATATAATAGAGCAAGGTCAACAGATAACCTTTAATATCTGCTTTGCCGCAAGGCTATGCCTAATTTAAGGTCGAATAACATGAGTGATACTCCGCAAAGTGATGAAGTGATTAGCGAAGAAGTTAACACAGAAGTTGCAATAAATGATTCTGTACTAGAGTCGGATACTAGTAGTCAAGTTCAAGATGAATCGAATGAACAAGTTGATGAAGTTGCAGTAGCAAAGCAAAAAGCAAATGATGCGTTTAATAAACAGTACGGTGAAAAGAAACAATTAGAGCGAGACCTCGCAGCACAACGCGAAGTAAACGCCAAGTTTGAACAAGC